ATGCGTCTGGTAACTGGGAAGTAGGGGTGGGTACTTACTCAACTTCTGGCCCTACGTTAACACGTACAACTATTCTTTCTTCAAGTACTGGTAGCGCTATTACGTTCTCTGGCACGGTTAATGTGTTTGTGACCTACCCTGCTGGCGAGTCAGTTAATTACGAACCCGCTGGTGGCGTGGTTATCACAGAAAGCGGCTCTGCTGACGCACTGCGAATTACAAACACAGGTACAGGTAATTCGTTAACCATAGAAGATGCTGCAAACCCTGATGCGAGTCCATTTGTTGTTGATAAAGATGGAGCAGTTTTAGTCGGTCGTAACTGGCCCCCTCTACCTGCTTATACTTACCAAGGGCAGATTGGTACGTACTCAACCAACGCATCAACCAACGGCTTTCAAGCAAACACGTATGTAAATAGCTTACTTTGCTCTAACTTTATTTTTGCAAAATCCAGAGGCACAACAATTGGCAGTGTTACGTCTGTCAATAATGGTGACCTTCTTGGTCTGGTTAGATTTTTTGGCGCTGACGGAACCGATTTCTCTGAGGGCGCGTACATATATGCGTCGGTTGACGGCACACCGGGTTTTTCGGATATGCCGGGCAAACTAGGGTTTGCTACTACGCCTGATGGTAGTCGTTTACCGGTAACACGAATGACTATTGATAGCACAGGCACTCTGCAATTACACGGCACGACTTCTGGTACTGTAGGGCTTAAACCCGCCGCTGCCGCAGGATCAACTGTATACACACTACCCGCTGCTGACGGAAGTGTAAATCAAGTTTTAACGACTGACGGGGCGGGTACTTTGTCATGGAGTACGCCCGCAAGCAGCATAACAATTACTAACGACACTAGTACTAATGCTACCTATTACCCTGCGATTGTAACGGCTACCAGCGGGTCAACTTCTGGGGTTAGAACTTCAAGCACTAAATTAACTTTTAACCCTAGTACGGGAAGGCTAACCGCCAATCTTTTAAATGCTACTATTGTTACTGGTAGTAGCTCCGTTTCCGGGACTGACATATCACCCGGCAGTACACAAACCTTAACGTCTGGGTTTACTTCTATTTCTGGAACTACCGCTTCGGTTGATGTAGATATTACGCCGTATTTTACGCAAGGTACCAACTACTGCCAAAGCGTAAATGTATGGGTTATGGGGTATACCCACTTTACGGGGAACCTTGCGGCTACGTTAACAGGCGGGTATTTAAAACAGTGGAATATTCCGGTATTTTTTAATGGTACCGCGTTTACTTTTGGTACTGGCGCTTTATACGGCACTACTACAGCGTTCGGCGCAAGTGGAGCAACACAAATGCCACCCGGGGCAGTACAAGCAGCAAAAGCTTTATTAGTTGTTGTAACTAGCACCTCTGTAATTTTAAGGCTTTCTAACGCAACAAGCGCGACTGCTAATACGCAAACTTTTTACGCGTATTATTTACAAGTTATAAAATATTAAACCATTATGAAACAATACAACTTTCAATACCAAGGCTACGATTGTGCCGTCTATGACCACAGGGGTTTTAAACCTTTTATTCAGCTATCTGTTTTTGACCCCAATGCTCCTGATAGGGCTAGAGCGGTTCCAATTACGGTTGACCCAGACGACACGTCTATACCGGATAACTCAGACTTAGTTAACTACATGTTGGCGCAAGACACAGTAAAAGACATGTTAGACAGACTTATGGAAACAGGATTCCCAACTAGCTACGATGAGGGGCAGTAATGAAACTAGAATTTTCAGTTGATCTAATCAACGGAGTATTGGCTTACTTGGAAAAGCAGCCGTATATGGACGTCGCTAAATTAATTAGTGCCATTCATGCAGAAGCCGCTGAAGCACAAAATAAAAATACCCCACCAACTATTCCTCAAGTTATATCACCAGAACAAATAACGGAAGTTGTTAAAGGTTAAGCCATTGACCCGCTCACACTACTTGCTGCTGCTAATGCCGCTGTTGCTGCGGTAAAGAAAGGATGTCAGCTATACAAAGACATCAAGAATGCAGCAGGTGATGTACATGAAGTATTAGAAGATTTAAAGACACAGTTTCACAAAATAGTTGACCCAAGCCCTGCGCAAAAAATGCAGTACAACGCTGAAGTGCAAAGGGTGCAGGAGATAGCAAAGGCTGACCCAAACGACGTCTATACAGAAATTGGTAATCAGTTAGGTGCGTTGATGGATGCGTATGACGCGCTAAGTAAAGCGCTGTTGCAAGAAGAACTATCAGGTAAGAAAGTATATAAAGGGGAAGAAAGTATAGGTCGTCGTGCTTTGCGTAGAATCATTATCACCGCTAGACTAGATGCGATGCTTGTGGAAATACGCGAAACAATGGTCTACAAAGCACCTGCTGAATTGGGTGCGTTGTGGGGTAAGTTTGAGACTATGTGGCAGCGTATTGTCGCCGAGCAGGAAGCAGCACATGTCGAAGAACTTAAGCAGGATCAGATTGCAAAATGGCGACGGGCAAATATAAAAAGAAAGCTCAAGGAACAACTAACGTCAGTGATCGCGGTCGTGTTCATAATATTGTGGTTTCTATGGGTAATGATACTAATAAGGATGAGTCACACGTACCGTGGAGTCTCCTCATCGCCGTGGTGGTCTTGTGTTTTGTGCTAGTGCTTGCGCTCCCAATCATGGGGATCATGTACATGGACATGAACAACGCTACTGCTAGGGCGATGGAAGAAGTAAAGAAGATGCGTGAGTTACGCGCTAAGATAATTATGGAAATGCAGGGGGAATAATGCTGACAATCTTTTCAACATTAGTGTCGTTCTTAATGGGTGGTCTGCCCAAAATATTCGACTTCTTACAAGACCGCTCGGACAAGAAGCATGAGCTACAACTAGCCCAGATGCAGACCGAGCGTGAGTTACAGATGGCGGCGGCTGGCTACGTAGCCCAGCAACAGATTGAAGCCATTAAGCTAGACGAGATAAAGACTCAGACTGCCTCAGAAGATAAGCAAGCTTTGATTGGCGCACAGCAAGCCGAGATGAGTGCCATCTACGCCCACGATACCAGCTTAAATGAAGGCACATCCCAGTGGATGAAAGACCTACGCGCTAGTGTGCGGCCTGTTATTACTTACGGGTTCTTTTTCTTACTGGTTGGTATAGATGGTGTGTTGGCGTATAAAGGCATAACTAGCGGCGTGGACTTCAATGACTTAGCCAACCAGCTTTGGGATAACGAGACTCAGGCGCTGTTTGCTTCAATCATAGCGTTCCACTTTGGCGGACGGGCGTTTGGGAAATGACTTACACCGTTTACCACATACATACCGAGCCTAGTTTAAACACCGGGTATATTGGTATTACCACTAACTATGAGTTGCGCATGTCGCAACACAGTTGGAAACGTAAAAAGTCTAATGCTCATTTACGTTTTGCTTTGGCAAAGTATGGCGATATGGTACAAAAATCTATTCTTGCTTCGGGGTTAGATAGAGAAACGGCGGAGTGGATTGAACGCATTCTTCGCCCACTGCCGGGTATGGGGTGGATTATTACTACTGGGGGCGGGATACCGCCGAACCCCAAAGGCAAACCGCGTTCAGCTGAATACTGTGCAAATATAGCTGCGGCAAAACAAGGGGTAAAAAACCCTATGTTTGGTAAAAAAGTTATATTTTCTGAAACCCACAGAAAAAACTTATCTGCGGCGCTAAAGGGTAAGCCTAGTCCGATAGCTAAAGGGTCGAATAGGAAGCAGGTTCAATGCCCACACTGCAACGTTGTTGGGGGAGAGGGCGCTATGGGAAGATGGCATTTTGATAGGTGTCGCCATGCCAGTTAGCAAAAAAGCTCTTGAATGTATAAAACACCACGAAGGGATAAGGACTAAGCCTTATCGGTGTCCGGCACGACTTTGGACGATTGGCGTGGGTCACGTAATTGATGCAAACCATGCGAAAGTGCCATTTGAAGATAGGCTAGGATTGCCTTGCCCAGACGGCTGGAATCGTGTATTTACAATGGAAGAAGTGGATGCCATACTTGCAAAAGACCTTGAACGCTTTGAACGCGGAGTTCTTAAATACTGTCCTAATGCTGGCTCTCGCCAAAGCTGGATGGACGCTCTGGTTAGCTTCTCCTTTAACCTAGGATTAGGAACTTTGCAGCGCAGCACCCTCAGACTAAAGCACAACCGTGGCGACTACGCAGGAGCCGCTGAAGAATTCTTGAAGTACACCAAAGCCGGGGGCAAGGTGCTCAAAGGTTTGGTGAACAGGCGCAACGATGAACGTGCGCTGTATATAAGTTAAGGAACTAACATGTCTAGTGGATACTCTCCCGACCTTCGTATTGAACTTATTGCCAACGGTGAACAGTCAGGTACATGGGGCAACACCACCAACATCAATCTTGGCGACATCATTGAAGATGCCATCTCAGGCTTAACTACCGTTACTACTGCGGCGGCACAAGAAGCACTCACTGCGCTTTATGGTGCGCCAGATCAGGCTAGAGCCGCTGCACTTGATTTAGATACGGCTACTGCCGCAGACTATGAGGTGTTTGTTCCTCCGG